TCAGGGGAACGCAACCACCACCACACCGCCGAAGCGGTGCTTGTGTGACGATAGGCAATACGGGAATTACCAGCCTGATAATAGGCATATTGAACTTGGTAATTCTGTTCATAGCTGTTGGCCCAATTCCTTGTGCCGAACACTTCAAATTCCGCCAGCAAGAAAAGATAATCTTGGGTAGAAGTCACATTGCTTTGAACATTGCCGGTATTGTTGCCCACATTGTCTGTGTACTTGGTTACGGCCTTCATCACGGCTCGCAAAGCGGAAGGCAAAGCCGCCATCAGACTGTTTGCCGTGGGGCTGGAAGGGGTGCCGCCGTTGCCCAAAACCGTATTCCGCATATAAGAACTTGCCCAACCCCCATTATTGGTGTTGCTGGTATTCATGCGGAATCCTTGGCTGGAACCAGAAGAACCATATTGGCTATCACACAAAGCAACCGGTGTGGCTCCGATCTTGCCAATTTGGAAGTGAATGCGGTTACTGCCTTCACGGGAAGCATTGTGGTTGAAGCCCAAGATGAAAACATTCACCGTCAGATTGGTGATCCCGAACCCAACCACATTGCCGTTGATCACAATGGACTTGGTATCACCCACGGCCCAATAATCATCCGCTGTCCCTGCGGCGCTTGCCTCGCTGATCGTGTCCCAATCATTGTCATTCAAGGTTGTGGTGGGAAGGGTCACAGACACGGAACAAGTCTTATTGGCCGGGGCCGTGTAGTTGGTGCCTTCTGCCACGCTCACAGTGATTGTGGCGTTGCCCTTGCCTACGGCGTTCACCGTTACCGTGGTGCCGTTCACATTGACCGTAGCAACCCCGGTGTTGTTAGATTGGGCAGTAATAGCACCATCCCCAGCCCGTGTCACCGTGAAGGTATCAGCCATTTTGGAAGCGCCCAATGCCAAACTGCTTTTGCTCAAAGAAAGGCTTCCAGCGGCCTTTCCAATCGTCCAAGGAACCGTTTTGGCCCCGGTGCTACCATCATTCCATTTGTAATTGTCCGTGGGGGTAAAGGTTGCGTTGTAGCTTCCCGCATTGGTGCCGCTGGTGGTGCCGCCAAGGGTCAGTTTGGAAGTGTCATAGCCATTCCAAGAAGGGCTTTGGCTCTCTCCGGTATAAGTAAGGCTCCCGCTTTGGGTGGGGGCGGTAACATTGGCCTTGCCGATTGTCCATTGAACCTGTTTGGCCGTGGTGGTGCCGTCACTCCACTTGTACGGGTCTTTGGGCGTGAAGGTTGCCGTATAGGTTCCCGCATTGGTGCCAGAAGTAACACCGCCAAGGGTCAGCGTGTCGGGGTTGTAGCTGTTCCAAGACGGGCTTTGCGGGGAACCCGTATAGGTCAAGGTGCCATTTTGAGTGGGTACAACATCAATGGTATAGATGAACCCGGACACCGCTTCCAAGGCCGCATCTGCCGCATCTTGGGCATTCTGCGCCGCTTCCAAGGCGGTTGCCAAATCCTCCCGAATGTCAGCGTGGGCGGTTTCACTGGTGTTGTGATCATCAATGGCATCTTCAATATCTTGGGTGGGGTCAAAGGTGGAATCGGGAAGCTGTTCAGGCTTTACCTTGCCATCCTCTCCAAGATCGGCTTTCCCGGACAAAGCATCATCATGGGCTTTCAGGGCCGCATCAATCTTGTCCATGTTGCGGTTCTGATCATCCACATTGTAGAAATCTTCTTGGGCCGGTTTGACCAAATCATAATTGGTGGTGTATTCAGCCATCTTTCATTTCCTTTCTGATAGATTTATTGGAAATCCCTGCAAGTTGGCCGTGGGTCAAAGGCAGAAGATCACCATACGGGGTGGGAACATGGGCCTGAAGTTCTTCCGTTCTTACTTCATAATGGGTGTACCAAGCAAGCTGGGCATGGGTGAAGCCCTTCAGGGTTTCATGAATGTTGAACAACTGTTGAACTTCCAAAACCAGATTGACCGGGGCAACCCGTTCAAGAAGGTTTTGAACATCTTCAAAGTTCTTCTTTGCGGCCACGCCAACCTTCACAAGAAGGGTGTAATCTGTGACTTCCGCCGAAGAATTACCGGGGCCACAAAGGTTTTCCAAGATCACCCGAAGCTGGGGCAAGGTGTACGGAAGTTCTTCATTCAACCGGGCCAATACACGGAACCGCCGATCATCCAAGGTATCTGTTCCCTTGGGGGTGATACCCAAGATTTTTTCCCACCGGGACAACCCAAGGTTGCCAGCGGTCTTGATGAACTGGTTTGCAAGAAGATCATCCGCCGCCGCCCAAGCGGTTTCAAACTCCGGTTGTTCGGCTCCGGTGATCCCCTGAAATTCCGCATAGTCCCGGACAACATAGGGAAGGTAATTGATTAGTTTACGATCCATTCAATCACCTTCCCTTATAGGCTTTGGGTGCCGGTTGCTGGGGTAATCTCACCAAGAACCGGGATATAATCAAGGTTCAAGGTGTAGTTGGCCGCAAGGCCATTGATTTTGGTATCAGCAATATCCAAAATTCCGCTTACACCCAACAGGCGGCTTTCAATTTGGCTGATACGAACCACAAGGGCTTCATCCTGATCCGCCCAACTTTGGGCCAGTTCCAAGAAGTACCCGTTAATTGCTTCCGTGACATACCCGGAAACATCTTCCCAAGACCATCCCCGTTGATAATACAGGGCAAAGCCCAAATCAACGGTTTCTTCCTGAACACCTTCCACCCTGACCACATGGCCGATGGGGGCAATTCCAACGCCTTCCCCGGCATTCTGAAGGGGGTCAACGGCGGTTTGAACCTGTTCTACCAGTGTAGGGGAAGGAACCGTGAAGGTGCTGTTGATCACCACCAGCTTCACAGTTCCGCCCACAGTGAACATATTGTTCTTGGCGGCGGCATAAACGGTATCAAGCCAAAGTTTCACCGGTTCAGGAACCCCGGAAAGGCCCTCAATCCACGCTTCAGCTTCCTTGGGCGGGATCATGTTGGCCGGTTTCAAATCCCCATTCCAAGCCCGGTAAACCTTCACCCCACCAACGCCGGGAATGGCATTGACCTTTTCAATATAGTCAATCTGGTTTCCGCCGAAGGCTTGGGCATTCAAGCTGTTAAGGTATCTTTGTCTGAAAAGTTCGGTATCTTCTTCATCTTCACCGGGAACCAGCACCGAAGTGATTTTACAGGTTTCAAGACCATCCACATATTCAATGGGGATTACCGTTCCGGTGTAGTTATTGCCAGCTTCACCAGCCGTTTCACAGGTCAATTCATAGTTGCCGCTTCCCCGATCCGCCGAAACATAATAGTTCAATTCCCCAATGGAAAAGCGGGTGTTCAGCGGCAAGAACAAAGTGGTGGGTGTAATTGCCATTTGCAAAATGGCGGGGCTTGCCGGTTGCGGGGAAAGGCCCCGTTCTGCCGCTCTCAAAATCAAATAAGGGCGGGTGGCGGTATCGGCAAAGGTTTCATTCAGCACGGTATCAAGGGCAATAGTTCCGGCTATTGTACCCGGCCCAAATAGTTCCATTGTGGCTCTCATAAAAATTTCGTAACTGTTCAGGGTTATTGATGATCACCGTTTCTTTCTTTTCGGTCAGGTCAATGAACACCACCAACCAATCATACTTGAAAACCTCGAAGTCATAAAAAACCATCATTTCACCCACTTTCTAAATATTCTTTGGTGAATCAGTGATAACAGCCCCGCCACGGGAAGGCTTCACCTTGGGGCCAACCGGGGCAAGCGCCCCGGCCTTGAAAGTTAAGGTTCAAAACCTTTTGTGTAGACATTTTGCCTACAACTATTGTAAAAAATTTTACTCTGGTTTTCAATCCTCAACATCAAAAACTTCATCAATAGTGATGGAATTGAAACGGGAATCATCGTAATCCACCGCATATTCCAATTTCCCATCAATGGCTTCCGCCACATCAAGCACCAACTGACGGAAAGGCTCATAGCCATTGAAACTGATAGGAACGCCGGAATCCAGCTTTTCAAGGAAGCCGATTGCGGAAGCAATCATATTCTTATCGTTCTTGGTGCCGTACAGAACCCGGTTCATAAAAAGGCGCTGGTTCTTAAATTCACCGGACAGAATTTTGAAAGACACGGCCAGCATAGGGCGGTTGGGATCGGCCTTGGTTCCCTTTACCTCCAAGGTTTCCACACGAACTTCATACTTGCCAGCCGGAATGGTGGGGAAGTCACCACTGTTATTCTTCTTGGCTTCCTCCACATCAGCCTGAAGGCCCTTCAGATCAACGGTTTTATCAATCTTGGAAAAATCGAATGCCATAATTTTTTACCTCCAAAAAAATGTATTTATTAAAAAGTTTTCAGAAGATCAGCCAACCCACCGAACAGAGTATCAAGCATCTTGGCCGCTTTGTCAGCCGTTTCCTTGGCCCGGTTCATGTTGTCAACTTCTTCTTTCGTAGGGGAAAAACCACCATTCGGGATGAACAGATCATCAGAAAGAACGGTGTTCAACAGATGATCAATGGCCGCTTCCGCCATTACATCACAAAAATCTTCATGATGTTCGGCGTAATTCTGAATGGCGATCTTGGCGGCGGAACGGTGAAGTTCAATCAGGGTTTCACCGTCAGCACCGGGCGGGGGGGGGATCAAGTTGGCACACACCTGAATCTTGCGGAACAGGCCACGCTTTTCCATTTCATCTTTGAAATGGTTCAGAGCATCACTTTTCATATTAGCTTCCTCCTTATATTTGATTGGAAATGATCTTACCTATTTCTTTAACGGAATGGGCTATTTTTTGACGATTTACCCGATTCCCTTGAATAACTTCCATAATAGCGGCGGCTTCCGTCTGAATATCCTGAAAGGCTCTGCGGTTACTATCAAGATCACTTTCATAGGCGATCAAATCAGAATTCACTTTTCTGTCAGTATAATCAGCGGCCCTTTCCACCTGTTTCACATGGGTTTCCAGCCATTTTGCGGCATCATATCCCATGCAATCTTCCACCAGCTCCAAGAAGTGGCGGAACTCAAATAGCGTGTAAACTGAACCATCCTTCAGGCTGATCACGCAAGGGCAAGGATCAATTTTCATTATTCTTCACGCTTCTTCCGGGTGCGCCGGGGCGGGTTCACATCCATCTTGGGTGCGGGTTCCTCTGCCTTGGGACGATCCCACAGGGGGCAACCATCGGGGCCGCCTTCCTTATGGCATCTATGGCCGGCATCAATAGACGGGCAAAGGGGGATTTCCGGGTTTTCCTCATGTTGGGCAAAAATGCGTTCAGCGTCCGGGCATTTGGGAAGGTTGATGGTGTCGGGTTCCGTCTGTTCCACAGGGGCGGAATCATCCGTTTCACCGCCGCCCGGTGTCCATGTACCTTCAGGATCACCAGCCGCCGCCCTTTCAGCATCATCAACCCCTTCAGGATCAGGGGCCGGGGTTTCTTCTGCCTTGGGCTTTCTGCCCCGTCTGCTGGGCCGCTGTTCGCCGCTGTCAGCCGTTTCCGGTGCGGGGGTAGCCGGGGTATTGCCGCCATGTTTCATGGCTCCTGCGGCCTTCTGATTGGCTTCCTCGTAGACTTCACAGAAGGCTTCATAATCCAGCGG